ATCTTTTAGAAAATCAGCAGATTTTTTAATATTTTCTTCTGTTGTAATGTCTTTTATTGGGGATTCGTATGATGCCTGAATTACCTGATCACTATTAGTAGGATGACTAGCATTCCATTTTTCTTCATGCTCTTTATATATTCTATAGTTTTCTTCTATTTTTTTTGCAGTTTTCTTTGTATTCCAGTCATTTTTTAATTGTGGTTGATCATGCATTTCAGCACGTTCATATCCTTTGTATGTTTTATTACTAATTTGTTCTTTATAGCTATTTAATTCTTTTTGTTTTTCTTTTCCATATTCATCATAAAATTTAGGTTCGTACTTAGGATCATAATATGGGCGATTATTCTTTCCAATTATTCCATAATGTATTTTTCCCAAAGCGGTATAGGTTCCATCTGGATTTTGATACTTTCGAATTCCATTTTTAGATCCAGGAGTACGGTAATGAATTAAATAATTATCCATTGAACCTCCTTACTCAAAAGCTTCTCTATTCAACTTAAATGCTACATAAGCATCCATCATAGCTGCAACAGCATCAATCTTTTGGTCATAACGTTTTTTCAATAATTTTCGATTGCCATTTGTATCTTCGATCGTAATGCAGTTACCCATAGTAAAAGACATCAGATCTTCATCAAATAACAGCAGTCCTTCTTCAGAAAGTTTCTTTAATTCACCAAGAGGTACTGATTCTGTTCGAGCTCCCTGTTTAACTTTTTCAATTCCAAAGCCACCATTTTCAGAAGCCCAGCGTTCAATAAATTCACGAGCATTATAAGGATCATATCCAACACATCGAACATCATATTGGCATTTCTGAATATGATTATCCAGATCCTCATATACTTCCATCATGTTTAATACAGCACCTTCCAAAACAACCAGACTGCCTTCATTCATAAAACTTTCGTATTTTATACGCATGGCCGCTGGAAGTTTTCGAAGGGTTGCTGAAGAAATATAATTCCTTGTCTTTACACCAAAAGCTCCGCCACGAAGCGGAAACAGAAAAGTAAAAGAACAAAAGTCATCACCCTGAGAAAGATCAGCACCCATTGCGCAGGGCATTTTCCAATAATCTCTTCTGCGATGAGGAATAGTTTCTTCATATGTAAAATAATAGGTATACCCTTCCATAGGAATACCAAAACGTTTAGCGAGAATATCATTTCTCGCTGCAGGAGCTTTTTCAGCACGTTCTACATCAAGCTGATAAGTTTCATACTGGACTGTTTTTCCAAGATTTGGGTTTGCTTTCAGCCACATTTCCGGTTGGTTTACTTCATCAATAGAATCAAGACGGTAATACCAGATGGATACATGCGGAGCATAATAATCACCTTTTAAAATATCCATTAGTTCAATTTTGATCGTATCACCGGATCCGTTTCTAACAGTACCTTCGGAACTGGTTGCAACGATTAAATAATCATCAACCTTGGCTGCACCCTGTTCAATTGCACCGACAACATCTTCACGAATATCGCCAGAAAGCCATTCATCGATCGTAGCAACTTTACAACGTAAACCTTGAAGTTTATTGATTGACATTGGACGAATCTCGAGCAATGATCCGGTAAGAAAATTCTCAACACCTTTTTTTGTGGACGCAAGTTTTACCCGATCCGCTTTGTTCCCAGTGGTATTTTGAAGCGAACCTTCGGTCAAAAACTGAAACAATGGACCTTTCGCCCTACTGATAGATGTTCTTATAGGAGATATAACTTCTTCAGCTAATTTCATTGTCGGAGCAGTTGTGATCTGATGCGTCGTAGTTGTATCAACATTCAAAAAATAAGACTGCAAAAATGATGCGTACAAAGATTTAGCAGCAGATCTGGCAATAATCAAATATTGTTTATTAACAAGTCGTTTTTTAATGCGTTTTGTTACATATTTACCGCCATGACCATTTTTATGTGGTTTCCATACAGATCTTGTTTCAAAGTAATACCATCCGAATATCTCTTCCGCCCAAAGTTTAAAAGTATCCAGCAAATGCACATCAGAACCATCGGTCAGAGTGCATTCATTTTCGCAATACTTAATAAAACCTTCTACCGCTTGATCATCATAATAAAAATTCGGATCGCGAATTAAATCATCGATCCGATTCATTTCCATAGAGATTGTTTGAGGAACAGGTATTTCACCTCGTAGAACAGCCTGCCGAAAAGCTCCGTAATATTTAGGAGTGGCAGTGTTTGAGAGCATTTTGATTTATTCCTTATTAATCATCATCGTCATTATCGTCGTCATCGTTTCTGTTGTTATATGGTTTATTCCCATTTCTATTTTTGTTATTTTTATCTTTTTTATTACGTTTTAATACATAATCCAAATAATCTTTAGTATAATCAGACCCCATTTGATCCAATACATTAGCACCTTGTATTTTCAATGCAAATTCGACATCCTGCTGAAGAACATTTTCAATAGATTTTCCAAAAACATTACTTATAAAACGAGAAACTCCTTGAAATTTTTTAGGTTCTTTTGTTAATTCAGCATATCTCTTTTCTGACTCAATATATTGATTACGAGCTCTAATGAAATTCATTTCCAAATAAAGTCGATTAGTTATTTGTTTAAGTTCTTCATCTGGAATATCATGAACTGAGGTCGATTTCTTTTCTTTTGCTTTTTCTATAAGACCTCTTTGTTTCTTTACATTTTTTAAATACCTTTCTTTTCCTGCTTCAGTTAATGATCCATCAGGATTCTGAAAACGGCGGACACCCCAATGCATGTCGAGAATCCCCCAGTGTTTTAGTTCATTTTCAATTTCATTTTCATTCAAGGGGCACCTCCTATTTTTGTAAAATGTGATAAAATAAATACAAACCTATTTATATAAAAAGGAGTGTAATATGCCTGTTTGTTCTTATTGTGGTGATAGATTCAGTCTTAGAAACACTCGTGACGCCATTGATGATGAATTTGGTGATGGTGTTTACGATGATGCATTTCCGGATGGTGACGCCTGTGAAGATTGCGCAAGAGATCAAATTAGTTCAGATATTGATTCCGGTAACGATTCACTGAGATTAAATGGCAACTGGTATAACAATAACGACTAAATAATCTCACTATCAGCAGCAATATAAGCCCGCCAGCCGTATTCATCAATTAATTCTTTACGGCTTTGTTCAACGATGGAGTTCTGAGGAGGATCAAACAACTGGGCGACACGAAGATGAATATATGATTTAACATATTCTAATTCTGACATGTCGCTCAGATAATCTCCCCAGGTTTCATAAGGTCCGGTAATACGGAAAGGCTTTTCCGGACCGACGCCCATCTGCCATAAGATCACCAATACTGAATTAATATCCATGATAATATCATGATCAAAACTGGTATCGTCCTGAGCGGTACCTAAAAGCTTTTTAATAGATTCCAAAATACTTTCATCCATTCTCACCTCCGTACCGCTATATATTCTTTGAACACATACCCTTCATCTCCAGAAGAAATATGCACATAGTAAAAATCCCCAATAGACAAATTGGGATAAACAACAACTTCACTCAGGGCATTTAATTCACAAAGACAATTGGAATCGTTTCTCGCATATTTAAGAAGCGGAGCCCATAAGCAATTCACAATTACACCGCTTTTGGTGGTGTTCGTTCTCATTTTGATTTCTCCTTTGTTTTCCAAGGACATGTGTCATTCGGTTTTCGTTCAACAGGATCCTGCGGAAGAAGATCTTCACTTCCAAAATGGATTGCCTGATGTGTATCATTCGATACTGAGATCAGGAACTCCGGATCTAATATCGCTTCATTTCGCTGAAGAATATCATGAACACTGATAGGGTTCATATGATGGATCAGGATCTTTCCACCAATCGGATATCCTTCTAATCCAAGGTCATTCCCGTTATCACGAACAATGACGAAATTACGTACTTTCCGCCATTCTTTTGATGTATAAAATACCTGGTTTAAATATCTGTCGAATCCGAAAGTATCTTCGCCGATTTTGCTGTTGAGTTTTAAATAATTAAAACGGTCAATAAATTTCGACAATTTTGACAATTCAGTATAAGTTTTCATAAGTACCTAAAAATAAAAGCAGCACCTGAATCACAAATCAAGTGCTGCTTTTTATTAACATTATCCGTATTGTAAATAATATATTATCGAATAGTTGTAAGGAGACGAATAATGCTATTTACTCATAATAATCATCTTCAGGCTCTGGATCTTCTTCTCCATGATACATCCGCATTGCAGTAAGCGCATTAGCATATAATTCTTCAACACGTTTTGCAGAATGCAATGCTTCTGTTTTTGCCTGAATTAATTCTTTTTGTTTTTCAAGAATCTCTTTTTCGATTCTTTCTTTTGTGGAACCAAGCTTCAAGTAATGAGTAATTACCTGCGAAGAAGCCGTTCCTTCTGCTAATTGTTTCTCCGCGAGATCAACAGCAAGTGAAATGAGCTGATTTTCGCGATCTTCGACAGACATTGCCGGCCTTCGTTTCCGCCTTGGAGTTATATCAAGATCTTTGTCTTTCTTTCTCATATGTATTCCTATGGTTTCCGGCTGACAATCCTGTGATCCATTTTGAATTTCTGACCCACGAAACAACGATCGCAGAGCAGAAACATGATCTTATTATTCACCGAGGATTTCAGCACATTCTGCGGCAGTGATCCACTTACCTACAGCTTTCCTGACACGGGCTGCGGACCATAAATGACGATCGTAATAACTTTTAACTAATTCGAAATGTTCACTGTGTTCCATAGT